GGAGCCACCACCATCGGGACCTGCACCTTTTGCACCGCCACCGCCTCCAGCGACAACCACATAATCTACTGTATTTGATCCTGCAGAATTACCTCCTGCTGATACACAAAAAGTACCAGGACCTGTAAAAACGTGAGTTTTAAAATTTCCATTAGTTAATACTGTTCCACCTGTTGCTGAAATAAATTGAGCTGTTGGTGCTTCTGATTGTAATCCTGAATCTGTCACCAACCAACCTTGTGTTGAATCTACAAATACTAATGTTACTGCAATACCTTCTGTTTCTAAAGTAGCATTAACTGCTGAACCACCAATTTTGTCTGAACCATTTTGAACTAATGTTACTTTATTTGATGCACTAAAAGTCCCTGCATAATCTTTAAACCCAACAACTGCTCCTGCGGTTCCTGCAGGAAGATTAACTGAAAATCCTCCACTTGTTGTATTACAAAAATATCCTTCACCAGCAACCGCTGTAAAACCTGATGTCTTAACTGTTGTTTGCCAATTAACTGAACCTGTTGCTCCAAAATTATTTGCAGTTCCATTGTTAGTAATTGTTGCTCCTGCTGCAATTGTTAAAGTACCTCCGCTAGGAAGATTAAATGTGTCTCCACTATCTCCTAATGTAGTTGTACCACACGCTGTTCTTGGACTAATTTTATTTACTTTTATTTCACTCATAATTTACCTATTGAAATTTATACCTTATTACCACAATACCTGATCCACCACCACCTCTAGCTGTTCCAGCGGCAGGCCATCCACCACCTCCACCGCCACCACCTCTATTAATAGTTCCCGCAGAACCATCTAAATTTGGAGATGAACCTCCTTGACCACCTGTTCCACAAGGGCTAGCTGCTCCTCTTGCAGGTGCACCACCTGCTGTGGCTGCTGCTCCGCCTCCTCCTGCATAAGCAACAGGAGATCCTGTAATATTTGTTGTTGCTCCTACTCCACCTGTTCCTGCGGCAGTTCCTGGATTAACGTTTCCACCCACACCTCCAGCTCCACCGCCTCCGCCACCACCGTGAGTTCCATCAGCATTAGGTCCACCTGTGCCACCATCATTTCCTTGTGCTGGATTTGTTGGTGGTGTATTTCCAGATCCTCCTGTACTTCTAGTGGGTTGATTAGGAACAGAAGTAGCAGCACCGCCACCACCTGAACCACCATTTTGTGCAGCAGGGTTGGCTGAACCGTCGTATTTAGCACCACCTCCACCTGCAGATGTTATAGTTGAAAAAGTTGAAACTGCTCCTGAGTTCCCCAGATTATTAGATGGATTAGGTTGTTGAGCACCTCCTGCACCAACTGTAATTGAATAAGGTTGGACTGAAACTGCTAATCCACAAGTAGAAGCTATTGGTGAAGCTGTATAACCTCCATCAGGATTTTTACCTTCTCTAAAACCACCTGCTCCACCTCCTCCACCACCATTTGATGGTGATGTAGAGCCACCTTCTCCTCCACCTGCAACTACTAAATAAGAAACTTTATTTGAACCTTTTGCATTTCCTGCACAAGAAACACAAAAAGTGCCTGGTCCTGTAAATGTATGAACTTTAAAATTTGTACAAACAGTACTAACTGTTCCACCTGTTGCTGCTATAAATGCAGCGGCGGTACCTACTTCTGTATCTTCTGCGTTTTGTACATTGACCCAACCTTTTGTTGAATCAACATAAACTAAAGTTATTGCTTGACCATTAACATCTAATTGTAATGTTTCTGCTACACCACCAATTTTTTCTGAACCATTTGGTGCAATGATAAAAGGGTACGTAGCAAAATTTCTTGCATAATCCGAAAAAGCAACAATTGCTCCTGCTGATCCTGCAGGTAAGTTTGCTGTAATTGCACTTCCTGAATTTATAAAATAACCCTCACCATTAGCTGCTGTGAATGTTGTAGTCTTCGGTGTAGTTTGCCAATCAACAGAACCTGATCTGCCAAAACCTGTTTGCGATGCACCTGCTGCTAAAGCAACAGTTTTTCCACATCCACCTATAGTTAATGTAGATCCTGATTCTGTTGTTACTGTATTTACTTTAATTGTACTTGTCATAATTATTTAAATTTATACCTTATTATTACTATACCAGATCCACCATTTGCACCACAAACAGAAGAAGATGCTCCTCCTCCACCACCGCCGCCAGTGTTACAGGTTCCTGCAACTGCAGCCGCAGCAGTACTTTTACCTCCTGCACCACCGCCACCGTTACCACCAACACCACCTGCTGGGCCACCTTCGGCACTACCACCACCGCCGCCTGCTCTAAATACATTACTTCCACTAATATTTGTTGGTTGTCCATTACCACCTGCTCCACCATTACATCCAGGTGCAGTTATGCTTTGACCAACAGCTGCAGCTCCACCACCGCCACCACCACTGTGTGGACTTGGTGTATATCCTCCACCGCCATCAAATCCTTGTGCAGGAGTTGTTGAAGGGGTATTACCTGATCCTCCATTACTTAAACCACCACCTGGTTGACTTGAAGAACTACCTCCACCACCAGAGCCACCATTTGCCCCTGCAATTCCATTAGGAACATTAGAATAACCACCGCCTCCGCCACCACCAGCAGATGTAATTGTTGAAAAAGTTGAAACACCACCACTAGAACCAGTTCCAGAGCAATTTCCTACGCCTTTTGCTCCACCACCACCTACTACTATTCCATAAGCTTGAGCTGTTATCGTAACTCTGTTTGGTGCACTTGGATATCCATCTAAAGGTGAAGCTGTGTAAGGTGTTGTAGGAGATTTCACCTCTCTAAATCCACCTGCTCCTCCACCGCCAGCTTGGTGTTTGCCACCGCCACCACCGCCAGCTACAACTAAATATGATACTATATTTTCAGCAGCAGTCGCTGAAGCATTAGATACTGTAAAAGTTCCTGGTCCTGTAAATGTATGAATTCTACAATTACCGCAGTCTGCAGTTGTTCCTCCTGTTGCGATTATAAAAGGATTTCCTGTTGCATTAGAAGTTGAATCTTGAACGTTTTTCCAACCTTCAGTTCCATCTACATATACAAAAGTTAAAGATTGACCTTCTGTACTTGCTACAAAATCAGCAGCTATTCCACCAATTTTTTCTGATCCATTTGGTGAAATGGTTAAATTATATGTTTGAAATGTGTTTGTATAATCTACAACTGATACAATGTTGCCTGCAGTTCCTGCCGGTAAGTTCATTGTAAATGCTCCACCGGATGTATTTGCAAAATAACCTTCGCCATTTGCAGCAGTAAATGTTGTTGTCTTAATACTTCCTGTTTGCCAATCAACAGTTCCTGTTCTTCCAAAACCTGTTTGAGTAGCGCCGCACGCAAGTGTGACTGCTGTGCCTGATCCACCTAAAGTTAAGGTTGAACCACTTTGTTTATCTATTGCATCTACTTCTATCTTTGACATTATACTATTACTAAAGTTCCTGTTACTGTTATAGTTGCAGGAACCGTAATAGGTCCTGCAAGAACTGCACTGTCTATTGTTTGAGTTCCGTCAATTGTTGACGCTTGATTTTTTATAAATTCATCAGGAGCGTATTGCCCTCCGATGTATTGGATTCCATTTATTGTTGCCGTCATAATTCCTCCTATGAACTAATAGTATCGATGTATGAACAAATAACATCTAATGAACTTGCCGTATCACTAACTGCTTCTAATACATCACCACTAGCCAAAACAATTTTTGCTCCGCCTTGGATTAATTCAATAGCTGAATTAGGTGGAATATTAACTCCTTTTGCTAAAAAGTAGTCAGCTCCTCCTTTTGCAATTTTAACATCAACTTTAATTGTTGAAGTTAAAACATTACAGCATCGAATACCTATAACTGCATCATAATTTCCTGCAGTTAAAATAGTAGTATCGCCTGTTCCAATCACTCGGTGCAATTCGTTTCTAAAATCTTGTGCCATATTTTTTCCTATTTATAACGCCACCGCCATTGCTAATGCAAAGCCAGCTGACGCTGCTCCTACTGGTGTACCTGTTGAATCTAGATAAACCGTTTTACTTGCAGGCATTGTACAAAATACATCTTTTGTGCCTGAACCAAAATCAACAACATTATCAGAATTAGAACTACTAAAAATTGTAGCTCCTGATCCTCTTGTTAAATTTGCACTTGTACCATCTAATGTTCCAAGTCCAACTTCAAACTCACTTGTACCTTGATTAAAGATACAATAGTAAGTCGTGTTGCTGTTTCCTATTCCTTGTGCAAAAGTTTCAAATCCAGTCACTGCTGCTCCAAGTGCAAACGCACCTGTACCAGTAGTTGTGCTTGTTACTTTTACTCTATCATTTATAACCAAAGCCATAAATTTTCTCCTTAAGACATACTAATAATAGCATTAGCTGGAGTAGTTGGATCAGGAAACGTAATTGTGAAATCACCATTCGTTGCTGTCTTACTACCACCAAAATCTAAAACTACCACTAATCTGTTTGCTACTGAATCAACAGTATCACTATTATATATTGCTGCATATGCTGCTGAAAAAGTTGCAGAAGACCAAGTTACATTTGCAAAGTCAACTGAAGCAACTGCTGTACTTGAAGCAACTCCGTTGTTAGTTAAAGTTTTAACTGCGTAGTTAGAACTTCCACCTGAACTTACTTCATCTGTAGTTGAATATACAGTGCTTGCTGTTGTGTATGGAAATGATCCTCCTCCAACATATAAAGATAATTTAAAAGTGTTTCCTCCAGAATTAGCAAAGTTGTGCTGACCTTGAAAGAGTGCACCTCTAAAAGAAAAGGGTATAATGTTAGCCATATTGTTTTCTCCTTATTTGTTACTTGATGGATTCCTCGATTCTAAAACAGTACGAATTACACCATCACCGTATTCATCTCTGCGTCTTCTACCTTGTTGTTCAATAGCATAAGACATTAAAGCTTTTTCATAAGCTCCTTGGTAGTATTGTAACATATCTTGAGGACCTTTCAAGTATGCATATGTATTTACCAGACAAGCGTATAAAAGTAAATCTTGATATTTGTTCGACAAATAAGTTCCATTTGTAGCCGGAGCGGGATTAGATGTTGTATCTGTAATTGTCTCTGGCTGTTTATTATAAGCCAATGTAATTTCGTAAGTTTTATCAGGTGTTGGGGCAACTACCCAAAACTCTTCGTCCCAATTAGCATAATATTTAGGAATATCTACAGATTGACTGCTTGGATCAGAATAGTATTCTGCCATAAAACTAGTGTCTCTTTGTTCTAAATAAAATTGATTTCCTGCTGCATCTTTAAATTGCACATATCTAATAAATCTTAAATCTGCTGGAATAGTCACATATCTATTTCCAATAATAGCATTAGAAGTTGCATAGAATCTATCTTGATCAGAATCTACTTCTCTGTAAATTTTGTTTTCTGAATTTTTAATTATTGTTTCTAAAACAGAATCAGATAATACAGTGCTACTTACCTCTGTATAATTTCTAATATCATCTCTTAAGTTTGTTAAAGTGTATGCCATTATCCGTTTACTACCTCTAATGTTACTGGTCCTGCTGAACAGTTAGCTCCACCACCTTTTACACCGCCTGTTGTAGCATTACTAGTGCTTGTTATATAAAAATAAT